TAACAAATAAAACACTGTCTAGCAATTCTGTGTGGCAAGGTACTGCTGTTGGATTAGCATATGGTGGTACTAATGCTAATCTTACTGCTGTGGCTGGTGGTGTTATTTATTCAGGAGCATCTGCTCTTGCCATTAGTGCAGCTGGTACTTCTGGTCAAGTATTAACTTCTGCTGGAGCATCTGCGCCAACTTGGACTGCTCAATCTTCGCTAGTTGTTGGTACTGCTACTGTTGCTACGACAGCAACTAATATTGCTGGTGGTTCTGCTGGTAATCTTATTATTCAATTAGATACAAATCAAACCACTTTCGTTGCTGCTGGTGCAGCTGGTACATTCTTAAAATCAACTGGTGCTTCTACTGCACCTGAGTTTGCTGCAGGTAATATTACTATCGGTAGCACAACTGTTTCTTTTGGTGATACTTCAACTTCTTTGGCTGGTTTAACAGCAATTGATGCTACTAGTGGTGCGACTTCTTTCTTTGCTACATCGACTGCTCCAGTGGCATTTGCTGGTGCAACTACTTTAACATTAGGTTATGGTAGCACTGCTTCTTCTACTACAAATATTTCTACTGGTGCTGTAGGTTCTGGTAATACTAAAACTATTAACATTGGTACTGGTGGTGCAGCTGGTTCAACTACAAATATTAATCTTGGTGATGGCGATGGTGGCACAGTTACAGTTAATAAAGATTTAGTTGTTTCTGGAGATTTAACAGTTAATGGTACAACAACTACAATAAATTCTACAACATTAGATGTTGACGATATTAACATTACTGTTGCTAAAGGTGCAGCAAATGCAGCTGCAGCGAATGGTGCTGGTCTTACAGTTGATGGTGCATCCGCTACTATTCTTTATACTTCAGCTACAGACTCTTGGAATTTTAATAAACCATTAATTGCTTCTAACACTAATTACTGGCTGATTCCAGTAGGAAATACTGCAGCAAGACCAGGAACTCCTGCTACTGGTATGATTCGTTATAATTCAGAAATTTCTTCTTTTGAAGGATATGCTGCATCAGCATGGGCATCTCTTGGTGGTGTTAAATCAGTTGATGGTTATACATATATTCAGGCAGAAACTTCTGCTGGTAATTCTAATGGTGACTTAGACTTTTATGCTGAAGCGTCTAACGGAACATCAGCTACACAAGTTGGTCAGTGGAATAGAACAAATCTTAAAGATTACACTGGTACGATAGTTGGCACACAAACAACTCAGAATGTCTTTAATGCAACTGCTACTACTGTTAATGCATTTGGTGCTGGTACAACTATTGGTGTTGGTGCTAATTCTGGTACATTAACTCTAAATAACCCAACTGTTGTAGGTTCTCAGACTACAGTAAACTTATGGAATACTACTTCCACAACAGTAAACGCATTTGGTGCTGCAACAACAATAGCGATTGGTGCTGCAACAGGAACACTAACACTAAACAATCCAACTCTAACTGCTTCTAGCACTAATGGTCAGTTTAAATCTATTGGTGTTGGTACTGCTGGATCTAATACAACTGGTGAAATTCGTGCTACTAATGCAATTACCTCTTACTACTCAGATGAACGATTAAAAACAGATATTACAGAAATTTCTGGTGCTCTGGACAAAGTAATGCAACTTCGTGGTGTAACTTTCCGTGCTAATGAATTAGCAGAGTCTTTTGGTTACTCTACAGAAAAAGAACAAGTCGGTGTTATTGCTCAAGATGTTGAGAAAGTATTACCACAGATTGTTTCTCCAGCACCATTTGATATTATGCAATTGCAAGAAGGTGTAGAGATATCTCGCTCTGGTGAAAACTATAAAACAGTTCACTACGAAAAACTTGTTCCATTACTAATTCAAGCAATCAAAGAACAACAGATTATGATTGAAGAATTGCAAAAGAAGGTAGGCTAATATGGCTGTTTCTACAAGAGATGGATTAAAACAGTATGCTCTTCGTGCACTTGGTGCACCTGTGGTTGAAATTAATGTGGACGATGATCAATTAGAAGATCGTATTGATGAAGCATTAGAGCACTGGAGAAAATATCACTATGATGGTGTTGAACAGATTTACATGAAGGCTGCAATTCGTGCTTCTGAAATTGTTTTAACTACATCTGTTGCTGGTAATTATCAACTATCCGAAACAATTACAGGTGCTTCTTCTGGAGCAACAGCAACAGTAGTCAAAGAAACAAATCGTTCTTCTTCTGGAACTTTGCTACTAGTTAAAAATATTGTTGGAACATTTACTGCAGGCGAAGCGATTGCTGGTGCTTCTTCTGGTCAATCAGCCACTACAGTTTCTATTACAAAACGAGAATACGATAACAAGTATATTGAAGTTAGTGATTTAGTATATGGTGTCACTAAAATTCTAGCCATAGGTCAAGCGTCGTCATCTAAGAATATTTTTGATTTACAGTATCAATTGCGTTTGAATGATCTATATGACTTAACATCTACTTCTATCATTTATTACAAAACTGTAATGAGTCATTTGGCTCTGTTAGATTTAGAATTAAATGGTCATACTTCTTTCCGTTTTAATCGTAGAACAAACAGAGTTTACTTAGATATTAACTGGGAAACAGATATCCCTCTTGGTGACTATGTTATTGTTCAAGGATATCGTGCTTTAGATCCAGCAGAGTTTACTAAGGTTTGGAATGAGGCATGGTTAAAACATTATGTCACTGCATTGTTTAAGAAACAATGGGCAACAAATATTAAAAAGTTTTCTGGCATTCAACTTCCAGGTGGTGTTACATTAGATGGTGATAAACTATATGATGAAGCAGTCAATGAAGTTAAAGAACTGGAAGAGACTTTACAAAATAAATCTGCACCACTAGACTTTTTCATAGGTTAATATGTCAACAACTAATGTTTATTTTTCTCATGGTACGAGAAACGAACAGTATTTGGTAGAAGACCTGATTATCGAATCTTTAAAGATTTACGGTAATGAGTTCTTTTACATTCCAAGAACATTAGTTTCTAAAGATGATATTCTTGGTGAAGATCGTCTGTCTCAATTTATCTCATCGTTTCCAATTGAAATGTATTTTGAAAATGTAGACTCACTTGCAGGACAAGGAGCATTTATTCAAAAGTTTGGTTTGATGATGGAGCAGTCAGCTACATTGGTAGTTGCTCGTCGTAGATGGGATCAGTTAGTTGGTCGTTACGGTGTAACTACATTACCTAACAGACCAAACGAAGGAGATTTAATTTACTTTCCATTAACAAAAGGATTGTTTGAGATTAAATTTGTAACACATCAAGATCCATTTTATCAACTTGGTAAACTATATGTTTATAAACTACAAGTTGAATTGTTTCAGTATGCTTCTGAAAGGATTGATACTGGTATTGCAGCAGTTGATGCGTTTGAATCTCTTAAATCATTTACTACAAATACAACTCGCTCGCCATATGGAACTGTTATTAAAATTAATGTGACAAATCAAGGATCTGGTTATGCAACAGCACCAACTGTTACTCTTGTAACTTCTACAGGTAGAGATGCCACTGCAACAGCAGTACTTGGTTCTGGAACAACTGCTGGTAAAGTAGTTAGTGTGAATGTAACTAATGGTGGTGTTGGATATCAAACTGCTCCAGTCGTACAATTTACTGGAGGTGGTGGATCTAATGCTGCAGCAACTTCAGTTATTGAAGCAAATATTGATAGTGTTGAATCTTATGGCGATAATAATAAATTTAAGACTCAAGCTGCAGATGTTCTATTCAGCGAAGCCAATCCATTCGGTGAAGTAGACAAAACTAGGAATACTGAAATATAATGTTAAACAATCAAGTATTTTATCACGGAACTATTCGAAAGTGCATCGTAGCATTTGGCACTTTATTCAGTGATATCTATATCGATCGCAAGTCTGGTGATTCTGTAACAGGAACAACTATTCAACGACTTCAGATTCCTCTTGCATATGCACCAAAAGAAAAATGGTTGGTTCGTATTGAGCAAGATCCTAATCTAGAAAATAATACATACATTTCTCTTCCAAGAATGTCTTTTGAGATTCTTGGATATAACTACGACTCTAGTCGTAAGTTAAATCGTATGCAACAAATTAAGTGTGGTGACGGGACTAATACGATGGATGCCATCTATACTCCAGTGCCATACAATATTGATATTAGTTTGTATATTTTAACTAAGACTCAAGAAGACGCATTACAAATCCTAGAACAAATTCTTCCAACATTTACTCCAGAGTATACTCTAACAATTAACGCTGTTCCAGATATGAATGTTAAACTCGATATTCCTATCGTTTTAAATAGTGTAACTTCTTCTGATGAGTATGATGGTGATTTTCAAACTCGTAGATTCGTTACACATACTTTAACATTTACAATTAAAACTAATCTATTTGGTCCACTGGCTAACAAGAAAGTTATTGATGAAGTGTTTGCTAATGTCGGACAAAATGAAAACTTTAGCAATCCAAATAGAATCTATACTGCAGAGGGTGATGTTACCACTGCCACAGTTGATACCGAATCCTGGACAAGTAATTTTTAAATATGGCTGAAATTTATAATGCGAATTCGAATCTAAAAGCAGCAGGTGTTGATGTTCAGTTTACTCCAGACGATGTTAAGGAGTATATGAAATGTGCTGCAGATCCGATTTATTTTATTGAAAACTATTGTTACATTGTAACACTGGATCATGGTCTTCAGCTATTCAAATTATACGATTGCCAAAAGAAAAAGATAGATGTTATCCATAACAATCGTCGTGTGATTCTTATGGAAGGTCGTCAGCAAGGTAAGACTACAACCTCTGCTGCATACATTCTTTGGTATACATTATTTCAACCAAATAAAAATGTGGGTGTTCTAGCAAACAAAGCAACAGCTGCACGAGAGGTTTTAGATCGTTATCAAACGATGTATGAGTTGTTACCTAAATGGATGCAACAAGGTGTGACTACTTGGAACAAGGGTGACATCGAATTAGAAAATGGTTCAAAGGTTTTTACTGCAGCAACTGGTAAGTCTGGTATTCGTGGTAAATCTGTAAACTTACTGTATGTTGACGAAGCTGCAATTATTCCAAACAATGTGGCAGAAGAATTCTTTACATCTGTTTACCCTACGATTTCTGCTGGTCAAACCACTAAGATTTTACTAAGCAGTACACCATTGGGTTATAATCATTTCTGGAAGTTTTGGAATGATGCTGAAAATGGAAGAAATGGATTTGTTAATCTATTCATTCCATACTGGGAAATTCCAGGTCGTGATGAAACATGGGCTAACGAACAGAAAGCCATGCTTGGCGAACTTAAATATAATCAAGAGGTATTATGTAAGTTCTTGGGATCTAGTTTAACTCTTATCAATGCAGATATTATTGCACAGATGAGTGTAGCGAATAGAGTCTATGAAAAAGATGGACTCGATGTATATGTAGAGCCACAAGTTGGTCATACATATTGTTTAATAGCCGATGTGGCTAAAGGTGTCGGTGGGGATTATTCTGCATTTCAGGTAGTTGATATTACAGAAACTCCTTATCGAATTGTTGCAAAGTATAGAAACAATGAAATTAGTCCATTGCTCTATCCTAATATTATTTACAAAGTTGGAAAAGACTATAATTACGCTTGGGTTTTAATGGAGATTAACATATCAGAGCAAGTTGCTCATATTCTCTATTCTGAGATGGAATACGAAAACATTTTATTTGTTACAAGACATACTCTTGGACAGACAGTTTCTGGTGGTTTCGGTGGTGGTAAGACCCAGCTAGGTGTAATGACAGATAAGAAAATTAAAAGAATTGGGTGTCATAATTTTAAGGCACTAGTTGAAGAAAAGAAACTATTAATACAAGACGCAGACACTATATCAGAGATTTCTACATTTATTGAGACAAAGGGGTCGTATCAAGCTGACGAAGGTTATCATGATGACTTGGTTATGCCTTTAGTTCTGTTTGGCTGGTTAACGACTAACTCGTATTTTAAAGACCTAAATAATGTAAACCTTAGAGAAGTTATGTATAAGAAACAGATGCAAGCTATCGAAGAAGAACTTACTCCATTTGGTTTTTATGACGATGGTGGTCCAGAAAAAC